ATGTAGTTCGTTGTTAACGCAAGTACGTCAGGATCGGGATTGTCAAAGAACCTTGGCTTCAGCCAAATCTTCTGATCCCATGGGTTGAAGGTCATGATGAACTGTTTGTAGTACCCATCAGGCAACTCACCACGAATCGAGAGGTCCAACTTGTCAAAGTCGTTCTCGTTCGTGATCTGGAATGCTTCCTCGATCCACACAAAGCAGATCGTACCGAACTCTGTCGTGATAGATGCAATTGACTGCGGATCATCCATCCCTCGGAAGAAGATCTTCTGTCCGGTAGGTATAAACGTTAACTGCATCGGTGAAAGACTTGCCTTCCACAGATGCGAAACTTGTAAACGATTGATCGCCCAGAGCAACTGTGCGTACGTACTGTCTCTGTGGGTTATGTCATAGCGGCGAATCACAAGTCCATGTGCTAGCGGAAACCGCATTATGTTCGTGACCAGTTTCATTGCCGCAGTTGTTGACTTCTTACTTCCTCTGGACCCCTTACAGACTAAGTAACGTCCCTTGTAGTTCCAGAAGCTTTTGTACCCCTTCCCAATGACACTTGCAAGGTTGACCGTCATGTAATCTGCCATGGCTTAATCCTCCAGTTGGTCTTCACCTACAAAGAGGACCGCTTTCGCTTTTCCTATATCAAAGTTGCTACCAGTGAACTTGTACATCTGGTTTAACTCTTTAACGGCGTTAAGGATGGTGTTCGCAAGGGTCTGTGAAATCGCCTTCGTCTTGGCAAGTGTTTGCTTCGACATGTCAATCAGAAACCGAAGTTCGATCTCGCTGTCCTTCCGCTTCCAATCGTACTCTTGCAGATCGAGTACGTACAACTCCTCCGAACGCTTTCTCATCCAGTTCTTCAACTGGACAGTGCTCTCTGCATTGAGTATCGTTTCTGCCATCCTACGGAGTTCCTGAATGTCCTCCGGCTCCAAGTTCGTGACTTCAATCCTGCCACCGTATGTACCATTCAGTAGCAGTCTCTGCATCGCTGTCCAAGGTGGCATACCACATATCTGTAAGCCTGCGAGTTGCATGTCCTCAGGAAGTACACCAAGCTCAGCAGCCTTGATTCTTGCCTCATCCCAAAACTTCTTCGAAGCAGCTTCCTGCTTCTGCTCGAACAACTCTTGTTCGGTCACTGAACTCACCTCCTTACATGCTAAAAGACCTCCCTTGCCAAGTCCCCCGGAAAGGATTTATATGTCCCTTGATTATATTATATGATATACCTTGGGAGAAATCAATAGGGAACCCAAAATTTCCCAGGGTATTTCAATGAATATTTTAGTAGTCAATACTATTATGTTGACGAAATTTCGGCCTTGCTAATCGAGGTATAGCGTCGTATATCCGGTATCCGCTACAGAGGTGGAGATTCGCCCAAACAAATAGCCAGTCACTTTCGCAACTGGCTACTTTCGCTTAGTGTTGGTGTTCACACCCATTGCAATCCTTTCGGGTACAGCTATCGCAGATGACGTCTTCCTGTTCGAAGAACTCTAACTCTGTAGGTCGAGGACCATCCAGGTCATCCCATCGGTACTGCCTTCGGTTCACTTCCTCGTAATGGTGCTTGTAACACTCTCGACATTCGCATCTACCATTGAGCCAACGCATCTCTCCGTAGTACTCAACGCGTCCACAATGCCGACATCTAACGATACGCTTCATCTCGTCTGGCATATGTACCTCCTTTCTGACCATTCCCACACATCAACTTCAACTCGGCTTCTTTCAGTTCATTCGAACGTGCAAGTACGTCTACGAGTTTCGTCAGTGTGGTGTTCAGTTTCTCGACTTCCCTTCGCAAGTTGACGATTGTCATCTGGGTATTATAGTCCATGACCAATCTCCCTCCATTCGAACTCGAACACTGAACTCTTCGCTTTCATCGGTAATCCCTTTGTGTATCCGAGTTCGTCACAGAGTGCGAATTCCCAGTGTAGAGTATCCTCGAACGTAACTACCTTGATGAACGAACCGAAGTACTTGCTGTAAGCTACCTTGCGGTAGAACGGGTTATCCGAAGGCAATTCTGTATCGGTATCGAACTCGAAGTGTCCTTCCAACTGTGAAGGGTATGTACGTTGCTCCGATTCACTCTTCGATGCAGCAGAACACAACGCCATGAGGCAGACACCGATGACACCTCCTACGAATACTCCAATCACAAAACCAACCATACTCAATCCTCCAATCTGATCGCTTTGTACAACTCCTTCGAACGTATCTGTCGAAGCAGATAGTGGAAAGGCCAACCCATTACCCAACCACGATGATACGTCTTGCCATGGTGCATGAAGTGACTGGTCAAGGGTACTTCATCCAGACTCGTAATGAGTTCACCCTTGACGAACTTTCTCTTGTACGCCATTAGACTTCCTCTTTTCTGACGGAACCCTGATAGCGAAGAACCACTTTATTAGCTCCACGGTCAATCAGATCCTGGAGGTCCTTCTGCAAGAAAGCTTCGTCGTGTTGTGGATAGATGACTGGAACGGTTCTCAGTGCTTTTATCACCTTCGGAACATACGTTCTTCGTTCCCTACGCTTGCCACAGTAGTCAGGTTGCATCCACAGGGTCTCAAAGTTGAAGTGCCGTCGATCCATCTCGAGCAATACACTGTAGTGGTAAGCAACCGAGGCTTCTTCTCCGAACGGATGATCGAACACGTAGTTGATCAAGCGATTCTTCTTACCCCAGCCAAGACCTCTCAGGTTGCAACACGTTTGATGTAGGTCACAGAGCCTCTGGTTGTCGAGGTGAGGAATTAACGCTTGATGCCAAAGTCTCATTTGGCTACCTCCTGCAAGTACTTGCCAAGGTTCTGCAATGCTGTTTCGGAAAGAGTGATTCCCTTACCGCACTGGGTATGGTCTTCATTCCACGGACGGATATCCCACTTGGGATCTCTGCCGGACCATGACACCTTGTTCAACTCAACGTTCCAACCTTTGCTTTGCTGCTCCAACACAGCACCTTTCTGAACGATCTCGAATGTGAAGTCTGCCATTTACTTTTCCTCCTCTTCTTTGTTAAGTGTGTAAGTGATACCGATCCCGGCTAAGCCAGCATCGACCTTCTCAACGTACTCTCTTGCTTCGGCACAGAATTCTCTGAAGCTACTCATCACGATGTTCCACATGGACTTGCTTGCTACATCGTTGTACGCTTGACCTACTCCGCCTTTGTAATTGCGGTTTGCTTTGTCAACTTTCTTCCACGCCTTATCGATCATCCGACCCATTTCCTCGTAGTGATAGTTGTGAGTCATTCCATGTACGTACCATCTATCGCCACCAGAGATCTTTCCTTCGGCAAGTAACCGATCCAGTTGTGGTTCTACCTCTTCGAACTGCTTCTTGCATAAGTCAAAGTACTCAATGACCATTGTGCTTATCGAATTCCGTCCCATAGTAGTTACCTCCTTGATTTTGTCCTATGATTTATTATATGATACATAGAGCCAAAAATCAAGTGGTTTTACAAAAATTCTTAAAAATTATTTTTGGTCCTTTGCTTCCGATATTGTCTTGGCTACTCCACGTGGCAATTGCTTCTGGAACTCAACAGCTGCTGCAGGTGCAGACACCGCTAGGACGAAGGTCATCTTCAACTGCCCATCCAGTTCGTACTCGATCTGCCATCTCTTTGCATCAACCAATTGCAAAGCATCTGTCTCCCATGCACGTTCTGCGATACCAGCATCCAATGCACTCTTGTTCCACTTCCGGATCAGTGCTACGCAGTCAGGCAATGTTTGACCTTTCGGCTCTCCAAACGGACAACGACCATTCTCAATGTACAGCCAACACTTCGGACACTTACGTAGGTGAGCTGGAGGGAGTATTGTAAGTTCGGGAAACTCCTCTAGCGCTCTACGTAACTGTTCTGACCTTGGAATCTTGTGACGACCCATAAGGCACCTCCTCTTTGATTTATATTATAATTATACGATAGATTCCGAGAAACTTCAAGTAAAATTTATGTAAGTACCATAAAGTCCAGGGTACGGAAAATATTCGAAAAAGGTGGCCCATCCCGGGTTATTTTTCCCTATTTGAATATATTGGATATTTATTTATATTATATATATATATTTTTATCCCCATTATATATTTATAAAAAGTGGGGGCCTGCCCAGGCAGCCTGTACGTGAATTCTCCGGGTTCACCTTTCCCCACCCTGGCACTCATGTTTCTCCATCGTTACACAGTGTTACACAGAAGTTGACAGAGAAACTCATGGCAAATCCGTGGATAAATATAATTTACAAATAATAGCACAAATTTCCGCGAAAATTGATTTATTTTATTTATCCCCAGATTTCGTTACTTTTCCCGAAAATTTGCCGAAAAAGAAAGAGTACCTTTCGATACTCTTTCTCCTACCCTGGACCTTACTTCTTTCGTTTCTCCAGACTTTTCAAGTATGCAACTACCTCTTTTGGTTCTTCATCCAAGATGATGTCGTCCATCCTTACATCTGTGTACCGGAAGTTGATTGAGTTCCTTGCACATTCTTCGACAGCACTCATATCGAATGGAATGTCGAACTTGCTTGCAAACTTGAGCTTCTTCAGCCATACGTCATCAACGTGTTGCTGTACCAGACCAATCTGAACATGTAGCGGTAGTGAACCTTTGCAAGGACGTTTGTACAAGTCTCGAACGCGTTGCGATAGCTTGAGTGAACGCTTGTACCTACCAGTCAGAAGCAACTCAACACGTTTGTAGAATGCTTGCCATGATTCGAAACGTTCCCTCTCCGCTACGAAGAGGTTGTCTGGTTGCACATTTGCTTTGTTACCGTCACGAAAGAAGATGCGTTCGTTCCCATTGAGTGGAAGGTCCCTCTCTGTAGCGGCGACGTAGTTCGCAACGTTACTGAAGTCGTCTTTGAAGAACCATTGCCCGGATGACTGATCCATGTAACACTCTCGATCGTCAACGTAGAACGAACCCGGACCTTCGAACAGTTTAACCCTTGCCATGGTGACACCTACTTTCGAAGTCCGTGCGGAAGATCTCGTAGATCTTCTCGTCACACAGTTCACCAAGTATCATGACTGCTTGTTTCCTCACACCAACGATACGACCACCATATCGTTGAACGATCTTGTCGTACATCTTCTCTACAGGGTTGCCACAAACAACATACCATTCGATCTTTCGAAACTTGTGTTTGGTGAACAGTTCGGTCAGAAACTGAAAGAAGTCTTTCGAGAAGGTTAGGTTAACCTCTCCAAAGTTGATGACACCTACGTTCGATACTTTGTTCGGTACTCGATCAACTTGTACACCAAGAAAGCCAAGAACATGATCGTACTTGTCGACGGATACCATTTGGATTGTCTCCCAGGAATTGTTTGCTATCTCGACGGTATAACTCCACCAGTCACTTGCATTGTAGTATTGATACTTCGGATTGAAAGCGATTGATTGCCAAGCACGGTTGATTTGTTCCTGATACGGAAATGCAATCTTTAACACTATGTACCTCCTCCCCTCCGGCAGTTTATGCTTCTTCGAACTTTGCCTTCAGGCGTTGGTACTCAGAACGTTCCTGCTGTTCCTTTGCTTTCGCAAGATCGATCTCCGCCACCGATGTGACGTACTGTCCGACCATGAGATCGTAATCGTAGACCCAAATCTTTACTTCTGGTTCCTTCGATCCGTCCATGTTGTCGATCTTGACTTCGATGGACCTTCTCCCTTGGGCAGCCCATTCTTTTGCTTCTTCGATACGATCCATCACTTCTTCGCCTCCTTCACATCACTGTCGAGAACGAAGTCATACTCATCCCGGAGTACTTTCTTCCAGTCCTCAAGAGTAGCATAGTCCTTCATGATGCTGTCGAACAACTCTGCAACCTGATCCAGGAGTTCTCTTGCTTCTTCCTTGACCATACCTTTCTTGTCAAAGAGTACTGCAGCTACCGCAATGGTATACCCTTCAACTGCAAACCTGGTGGCCGCTAGACCAACGTCCTGTTGCATACGCTTGAGGTCCTGAGCAGTTACCCCTTCTCTTTCTTTACGCCTACGTTCTGCACGATTCATTTGAACACCTCCTTCGGGGCCAAAAGGATAGTAAGCGCAATACCTACTATCCTTAAGCCGCAAGTCTGGAACTACTTCTGGTTACCGAAAAGCTTTCCGAACAGTGCATCGAGAGACTCGCTCGCAGGATCGGCCGCTCTCTCTCTCTCTCTCTATCCCGGACCCGAAGATGGCTCCGAACGGATTGTCTGATCCAGAGAGCATACCTGACAGCATTCTTGCAATCGGATCTCCTTCGATCGTTGCAAGCATCGTCAGTGCCTTGTAGTCTGCCGGTTCGAGTTTCAAAGCAGAACCGAGCGCGTTCATCACCTTGAGTGCATCCATCTTGGACATCTTGATGTCGCAACCGGTAACTCCGATCCCTTCGTTCCTCTCATGGAACTCGATTACGAACAGTGCGTGGCTGTCGTTCTCCTCGGTCTTGTCGACCGTCTTGACATACTCGTACTCGAATATGTCACCTTCCTTGTGCTTCTGGACACCTGCGTTCTCCTTGTTAAACCTGGTCATTGCTGTTACCTCCTTCAAATTTGTTGTTCTTCAAAGCATCTATGTAAAGTTGCTTGAATACGTTTCGTTCCGCTGTTATGCGGATGTTGTCATCGGACAACTGTTCGTTCTGAACCTTCAGCGTTTCGAGAATCCCTCCAAGGTGGTGGAACTCCTTATCGAGACACGCATAGCGTTGCAGCAAGGCTTCGTACTCTTCTTGTGGTATACTCTTGCCATCGTCAGTCAGATCTGCTGCGGTAATATTGATTGAGATGGCACACGCCTTCTTGAGTGCCTTGACTGTCTCCTTGGGCAGTACTCCAAGCCTATCAGTCAGTCGTAACTTCGACACGGTATTGATCTGCTCACAGATGAGTGTGGAGAAGTGAATGCTCCCTTGGGATTCAACTTCTACGTGTGTTGGTTGGTCACCCTTCTCCTGTCGAGTGAGATACACTACCTCGACGGTTGGTGCAAAGCGATTGTTTGCGTTATTGGATACCACCACAGCAGGTCTTCCTGCGTGCTGTTCTGAACCTATCGCTTTGGCTGGAAGTACGTAGTATACTTCGCCATACTTGACTTTGGAATCGTTCTCTTGCATTAGTTTGTTCCCTCCTCGAGTCTCGCGTAGTATTCGATCTCGCGTTCCTCTAAATCCTTTTTAGTTTGCCATCCTGCAATGCCGGTGTACAAGTAGCTGTACTTCTTGACTAGCGTGTACGATGCTGGCCATCGTGAAATACCTTTGTTGTCTGCGCATTGCTGACCTACCGCAGTTGAAGCATATGTCGCAGTTATGATTCGTTGTTCGCACTCCACAAGGAGCTCGTCTTTATGTACTTGCGACATCCCTTTCAGGGCGCGCGTCATAGTTGGTGCTGCCATCTCAAGCAGCTCATCCAGTGTTAATCGGTCTGGATTGTAAATCGGAATACCTCTTGGCATAGTGTGACCTCCTCTTATACAGTTGTAACCCTTAAGGGTTCTATTTTGACCTATGATTTATTACATGAATTTCCCTGAAAAATCAATGGAAATTCATGTAATTCCTGAAGAAAATTTAGCACTTACAACCACACGCACTCGATGGGTCTCTTGTCATCTCTGAACCCTACGAACACTGGACTTGTGAAGTGACCTGAATCGTTACGCTCGAAACCCTTCACCATGCATACACGATTCAAGTATCGTTCAGGGAAGCGAGATATGTCTGCACGAAGATCATCAGAGATACCACTGAAGGAACCTACGTCACAGATAACACCGTTTCTGTACTGACCAATACGTACACCACCGATCCAGTTGTTTGTGTAGAACCTACTGAACCTTTCAGTATCCTTGCGACCGAACTCATCCTTGTAGTACATCTCTGGTGGAACGTATCCAATGATGAACACATCTTCGGTCTGGTCGATCTCGTGCTTAATCTTGTACCAGTTGTTCGCTGGACGACTATCCGTTCTAGCGGAGCCCGGTAACCAGAGACCATTTCTGTTCTTCAGCATAATCCCTTCCAGACCCGACTCCTTGCTGTACGCTATTGCTTCATCGAAGTTCGTATACAGTTCGGACAGTCGAATCCATGGATGACCTTTCAGATGTGTGTGGTACACAGTCACAAGTGCGTTACGTCTGAACGTCCACGACTTGTCACCAATCCAGCCATTCTGCGGCGTGTGCACAAGGTCGAAGATCACATATGTGAGGTTACCAAACTCTGCTTGCTTATCCAGGGCAGTTTCAACCTTCGACTGCATGATACGTGTGACGTCGTGAGAAGTACCTCCCGGGTACCTTAACAGTTCACCATCGAACCAATAATCGCCGAGCTTGAGTAAGTCGTTCGTGATGTGTGGTACCCATTCCGTTTTGGACTTTTGTCTTCCGTCAACCCCCACTCCTCTACTGAGGAGATTTCCACCTATCGAGAGTTGACGATATCCGTTCCACTTGATTTCAGCTATGTACTGATCGTTGACCATTACCTGGTCACGTTTCTTGCCCTTAAGTGGCTGGGCATTCATTGGAAATAGTTCCATCCTTATCCCTCCAATTGCTTTCTTGAACCGTACTCGTAACCCTTCTGCTTTCCGGCATAGTAATGTTCGTCTCTGTCATATCCTTGACGTATGCCTGCTTCGAATGAACCCATTCCGTCAAGAACAGCTTTCGCCTTCTCAGGAACGATTACCATCAGCGCAAGACTTGCATCTGCTCTCACTTGTGCCGTGTATGCTTCTTCAAGCCCCCTAACGAATCCATTGCAGAAACTCACTTTGATTCCTGCACAAGACATTCCACGATCGTTAGCCAGCTGTGCATGGTTGCTTGAAACCCTTTCGGCAAATGTGAAAGCTGCTCTGAAGACGTCGCAAGCTACAGTCACGTCAGTTTCGTAACCTACAAAGACGCACCAGTGCTTACCTCTGCTCGAGTTGATGTAGGTAACGCATCTGAAGTTCTTTGCAACGACACCTGCCAGAATTCTGACCCAAGGCCTTGCACAGCTAATGTCGTGAGCGTGCTGTCTCATGATCGGTTCTTCCTTAGCTTCGTCTGGATTGGAATCCGCAACGTCCGCCATTGTCAAATGCCACTTCGCCATCAACTTCTGTGCGGTAAGCAATGCAGCTTCGACTTCGTGTTCATTATTGTTCTTGCTGGTAAGGTTTAACACCTTCTGGACCTTCTCGATTTGTTCTTCACGTGTCATAGTTAATATACCTCCCCTCCAAGGGCAAGAGGAAGATTACTCTTCCTCTTGCTCGTCTTCGTTATCTTCACGTTCGACTACTTCTGCGGGTTCAGCATCCTTCAGATACTCAATACCGAAAGTGTCAAGTGTGAAGAATCTCGTTCCGGGTCCTGCAAGAACTGTCATCTCAATATAGCCCTTAACCCACAGACTCGAAAGGATACCCTCGATCGCTTGGGTGTGATCGCAAGAACCTCTTCTGTAGCGGCTTTGAACTCCTCCACGGGTACCATCTCGTCGTTCGACTGAAGTCCGAAGTTCTTAACGCACCTGAGCACCTGTTCCTGCTTCTTCGTCAGAGGAGAAAGCGGAAGTAAAGTCACGGCCCAAGGATAGTTCCTACGGATGTTTGACTGATCCATGTACCTTGCATACTTGATCTCGTCAGTGTCGTTTGTGACTTCCTCGTACACGAATTTCACTTCGTTCTCTACCTTGACCTTGCTGATCTGGATTGTCATTGCGTCGTACTTGTACGTCAGCTGTCCCAGTACGTTCAGTGTGGGCTTGGATCCATCGTTGAATGCAAATGCCTGTTTCATAGTTAATGTACCTCCTATCAAATTCGGTCTTATTGACCTATGATTTATTATATGATACCTTGGTACAAAAATCAATGGGTTTTCCAAAAATATTTTAGAAATTTTTGAAAATTTTTAGTCCCGCAATACATTGTCAACTTTTTCGAATCCGTTTGCGTTCTCCGCTACAGCCAGGAGCTCCTCTTGCGAGATACCGTACTGCTTATTGTAAACGTATCCTTCAGTTTCTTCCAAGGGAGATGTACTTTGTAGGTCCAAGAAGTCCTGAGTACATACCAACCACTCATCGACCTGTCGGATTGCTTGCTCCAAGCGGTAGATGTTGATTTGGTTGAGGTTGTCGATCGGATTAGCCTTCTTAGCAGCTCTGGCGATGCGTTCCTGCAGCCATGTGAACTCTCCAATGCGAGAAATGTCACATTCGTACTTGAATGCTTTTACGGACAAGCGACCTTCGATGAGCAATTTCTTTTGCAGCTCTCGCATCTCAGGCCATACCGTTCTGATGATTGTGTAGTATCGGTCTATGTAAAACCACTTGGTCTTCCTACCCCGATACGTCCTTTCAGCGGGTTTCATACTATCCCTCCTTTATTTGTGGGCTGATTATATTATATGATATCGTCGGCAGCAAATCAAGAAAAACTTATGTACCCTTTCGGAAGGCCCGGAATTGGGCTATATAAATATACCACCCCATTTATAAACTCGGGGTAAATCCGGGAATATCCGGGGGATAAATAGGAAACATTTATGGACTTCCGGGATAAAATAAATAAAGGGAGAGAAATCAGTGATTTCTCTCCCATGGTCGTAATGCTTCGACTACTTCTCAAGCTTCTTAACAATCTCCTCAAACCGTTCAACATCAACCTGTTCAAGGGAATACCTCTCTGAGATGTCCTCGAACCATTCACGCAAGTCCTTTATCGGATCGTCTTCTACAAGATCGACCTGTTGATAATTCGGACTCTTCTTGATCAGTCGTCCGTATACGTCTGTGACGATGATACCCTTGTACCCGGGAGGTATCTTGTTCAGTTCGTCCTGCGTAGTTACTGGTATCGCATTCAGTCCGAACTCTTGCTGGAATCTCCTCAATGCTTCGTTTGCAATAACAGTATCCGACCACATGTCGGCAAGGTATGCAACGTCCGCGAAACCATCGGAAGCAAGTTCAACAGCTCTAGCGGCGAGCGTTGGATCGGAAGACCACATTTTCGAAGCAAGCCACTTCAGATCGAAGTCCGAAGCAAGCTTGCGATCCCTATCCAGTTTCAACTGTCCGGGTTTGAAGTTGTATCCGTAAGTGTACTGCGGAAAGTCGCAAACGAACAATCCACCTACGAACACCTTCCCTTTGTACTTCGACGCGGACAGTATCTCTCCGATGGGTGCTTCTGCTTCAGGAATGTACGTTTGCAAGTGCAAGTTGGAAGGAATGATTGCTTCCTTGTACTCCTTCTCTGTGATGCCGGTAACCTCTACAGAGAGGTCGTCAGTTGGAACTCTGGACCAGATTGCTTTCTTCTCGATCTCGAATGCAAGGATGTCGGTCTTGAACCTCCTCGACTTGATGAACCTCGCCTTCCAAACTTCTCTGGCGCCGTAGTTGTAGATGGTCAGTCCTTTGCCTTCACGCAAAAGAACTAATGCGGCGATCTTGTAACCTTCACCGAATTGGCCAATGGCCTTGGTCTCTTCCTGCTTCGTCGTAGCCCCAAGGAGCAGAGAAGCCCAATCAAGTTGCGACGTCTTATTCCGGATTCGTAAGCTTTCGGAAGCAGCATCGTACTCCCAACTTGCAACGTTCTCCGGATGAACAGCTTCCTGATCCAACGCGTTCTGAAATAGTTCGCGTACGGCTTCGACTACGCCCCATGAGGGTACGTAGTTGCGGGATAGTGTAAGCTCTACTGTGCTCATGGATTTACCTCCTCATTTATAATCCAGACTTTGCGAGGTCTGTCATTCAGTCCTGACTCCCAAGCATCGTCGTGGTTGCGATAGTACACGTCCAAGTCGTTCCCTTTGATGGCTCCGCCACAATCCTGTGCGACTCGAACACCTACACCTTCGATGTAAATCTTTGTGCCGTAAGGTATCACCTTCGGATCGACAGCAACGGTTACACCCTCTTGTGCGAAGGCTCCAGAGGCAGTAGCTACAACGAGTTGGTAGTTTACGACAGGTCTGTTCTTACCGTACGCTCCAGTACACTTCTCGCAAGGGCAATAAGCCGTAACGTGAAAGTCTCCTAGGTACGAGAACATCTCCCCGTCTGTAGCGGATACCGACTCCGCTACGGAGGGTATCGTTGTAGTTGGTTTCGATGTGGTTTCGATTGGGACTTGTATGTACTGGGTCTCAATAGTTGGTGGAGCAGTCATCTTGTGATAAAGTGCTCCCGTAAAGAATGTGAATGCTAAGATGAAGCCGACGAAGACAATTCTCAGTCTTCGTACTTGGACTTTGGAAAGTTTCTTAACTGCTCTGGTACCGTTTCGAGTGCGATAACCTGGATTTCTTTCTTGATTAGTTTCTCGTTCATACGATCTGTTAACCATAGTGTGTCTCCTCCCTCACGAGTGACGCCAAAGATGAGCGACGGACCAATCTTAACGATTTTCGAAAAGACTACCTTGCCCGGTTTGCCCTCATAGACGATCACTTGGCCAACCATGAGCTCATTGACGTCCATTGTTATGGATGGCCACTTGCCCATGTACTGGTCTACGTTTCTACTTCTGAATTGTGCAATAACATATGCGCGTAACTTCTGCCCTTTTAGTTCCGCCGTTGGTCTGAATGTCTCAAGCATACCTCCATCGTCATCTTGGAATCCGTAATGGACGATATCCTTGTACATCCAACTGACCAACGTCAGTCCAGGTTTGCTCTCGATAACAGTTTCCCTCGGCAATTCTTTCACCTCCTACTTGGACCTATGATTTATTATATGATAGCTTCCATGAAAAATCAAGTGTTTTTCATGAAATATTTTAGTTAAATTTACCCAAGGATTCCAACCGGGCCGTTTTTGGGCTACCTATTTATAACCCCCGGAAGGAAAACCTTGGGTAAATCGCGGTATATCGTCGTACTATTTAGGTCCCTTCTGGAGTCTTACGGTTCCACAAAGCTTATCGACGTATTCGTTCCACTTGTCGCCATTGTGTCCCCGAATGTGAGTCCATGTGATCGGTATGCGGAACTCCGCTACAAGGGTAAGTAGTTCGATCCAGAGGCCCTTGTTCTTCACTGGTCCGGAACTTGCATACCAGCCATTCTTTCTCCACTTCTCATACCACTTCTGAAGAAAGCAGTTTACAATGTACGCACTGTCGGAGATGACCTCCACCTTGGAGTCCTTCTTAAACTGCTTTAGGCCATTGATAACTGCAAGTAACTCCGCACGATTGTTAGTTGCTTCCTCGAAGTATCTTGCATCTTCTCGTACGAGTCTCTCATCGAGAATGATGGCGTACCCCCAGCTACCTTCAAGCTGGAAAGAACTTCCGTCAGTGTAAAGCTTATAGTGTGGCAAAGAGATTATCGAGCCATTCGTTTCCATCATGTGCGGGCACCCACCTTTCTCCATTATTGATGACTTCTTCGACCTGCATGTATGTCGGACCTACTTCAAATTCAGCTTCGAGCTTGACGTCAGTACCAATAACGTCCTTGACCATCTCCGCGTGCAGGTACGAGAGTGCTTCTTGCAAATGTTCTTTCTTAATGCTGTAGACGATGGAGTCATGTACAGTGAACAGTACTCTACCCCATCCACGGTCCTTGAGTTCCTTCTGTGCTCTGCAGAGGGCCATCATGCACACCATGGACGCAGAACCTTGTACCGGAGTGTTCCAGCTCTGATTTCGAATCTCGTGCAACAAATCCTTGGTGATGAATGGCCATCTACGCTTGAAGCCGAACACGTTCTGAACAAACCCATTCTTGACTGCACTGTTCTCCTGCTGCTTCAACCACTTCTGGTAGTTCGGATAGCGATTGAAGAACGCGTTCACGTACCCAGTTGCTTCAAGTATGGTGCAGTTCAGCTCTCCCTTAGCGAGTGATTCTGCACCACGACCATACATGATTCCGAACGTAACGAACTTCGTCAGGAAACGTAAGTGCTTCCAGATGGCTTTGTACGCACCATCGAAGTCTTGCTGATCCAGCAACTCATGTACGTGTGCACGTATCTCAAGCATCAGAGTACGCTCCAGGAAAGTATCAATGGGCTTCCTATCCCTAGCGGCGACTGCAGCTTTGAGTGTAGAAATGTCTTCGCTGAATACCGCGTTTGCCGTTTCACTGTGGAAGTCCAACCCCTCTACGAAAGGCTTCTTCATGTCCGGGTCATTCGAGAGAATTGCTGCGATAACAACTTCCAGAGTTTTGTAGTCCGCATTGACGACGACGGAGTCCGGATCGGCAACGAAGAAGTCCTTAACAACGGACCCACGGGGTAGGTTCTGCATGTTCGGATTCGTACAACTAATGCGCCCTGTCTTCGTTCCATGTAGCAAGAAGTCTGGCCGGATCCGATCATCGGGATCCGTCCTCTCAAGCATCCCCTTGATGAAGGTTCTAAAGATATCACTCGCTTCCTTGTAGTTTGCTAAAGCCATCCAGAACGGATGCCTGTGACGATACATGTCCACGGCATCCTTATTGCATGTCTTCTTGCCTTCGAACAACGGTTGATTGCAAAGGTCATATGCTACCCAAGAAAGCTGGGGATGTGATGCCGGATTGAAGAACTTCGGTATCTCGGTACCACCAGGCTTCTTCTCTTGACGTTCCGGTGGCAGGTGTTTGTTCTCGGACATCCACTTGTCCATTTTCTCCTTGTTCTTTACCTTGGCGTACTCTGTTGGACTCCATCCTGCTTCTTCTGCGGCCTTGGTAAGTGCCTCCTGGGCAGCGGCAATCCGTGGTTGGGCTTCAGTATAAAGTTCCTGCAGCCTTTGCCTATCGATCGGAATGCCTTCAAGCTCGAGTTCTGCAAATGCTTCCACCGCAGGAACGTAGACTTTCTTGAAGCACTCATAAGTGCCTTCCTCCTTCATTCGTTCGATAAAGCGATAACGTCCTTTGCGGGTATAGAACACGTCGTACGACTGATACTTGTAAAGTACATCCGGTGGTATGGCTTCGTAGGAAGTGTTCTTATTCGGCAAGTACTTTGAGATGTCTGCTTCCCAATCAGGAGCGTCGAACTCTTCTCTCGCCCAGACCTTCAACCCGTGGGTGCCCTGACGTTCATCGATGCAGTAATGTGCCAGCATGGTATCAAAATCGCAACGTGCATTTGGAATGACACATTGCTTCTTGTAGTTGAAGATTTCCGGATCCGGATCTGCTTTTAAGAACTGTGTGTCGAACTTGCCATTCTGATACACGTACTCGATATCCGTTCGAGCGAACAGTTCAATCAAGAAATGCTGTACGTCAGGATCTTCGCACATTGCTCTCGTGAAGATGTAAACGTCATCTTCGGTAGGTCCTAAGCCGATTGACAGTATCGGATCAGCGAAGTAGTTGAATCCACCGGTCTCGATATCGACAGAGATTACTTTGTCCTCCGGATTCTGCAATACAGGTTTGGCTTCTTCAAATGTTGCCTGATCGTGAATGACGTGTAAGATTGGTTCCGGATACTGAATACCGCCTACAGGGTAATCGATAGCCACCTTCATCTTGGACACGTCTCTGCCAAAGTCCTCGAACAGTGAAGGGTTGAACGTGATTGCGTTTGGATGGTAGGTCGGTATCACGTATGCCTGCAGTTCAATGCTCCAGATTGGATATCCGCGCATCTCAGCTACAGGTGAGGTTTTGCCTGTCAGGGCGTAGATGGCCCATGAGCCACAGGCAAGAATGACCTTCGGTTGCACTTCTTTGATTTCGGAGTACAAGAACTCCCGGTGCATGTCAACATGTCCTTTGGTTATCTTGTCACCAACGTATGTCGTAACTGCATTGGTGAGGAAGCATTTCCTTCCGGAAATGCCTAACTCACGCAGTACGGCTACGAGTAATTGTTCACCGCTTCCAGTAAACGGTTGCTGTGTTTTGATTCCGAGTTGGGACCAAGTCTCACCCACCACCATGTACGGTGACGGCTTGGTTCCCTTTCCAGGAACAGGTACAATACTCGACATTCTTAATCCTCCTTGTAGCCGTCACACTTGACGATGTTATCGTTGCCAAGTCCTGAACCAAATGCAAGGTTCTCCGAAGGGCATTCAGGACTATACCCCCCCGCAGAGCAACTGTCGCAAAGATGGTTCGTATCAGTAGCGTACGGAATCATGTCCTTGAGACCATTGATTTCGAATCCGGTCTTACGCATGAAGCACGGTCCGCAGTTGCCGCAATGGATGTCACCGGCTTCGTAGCAACTCCAGCAGAGATCCAACGGAGCATTGATCTCAACACCCAGCTTGATGATTTCGTGCTTCATCAGATTGCCCACAGGCATCTCAATCCTAACGTGCTTGCCCACTTGAGTTGCATACGGCAACACTTCGTTGAGCTTGTTGATGAAAATCATCTCGTTGTCGGGATAGGCCCCTGACTCCTCAAGGTTGTTGCCAAGCATGATAACCTCGAAGCCTTTGGCTTCTGCGTAGCCAGTTGCGATCGACAGCATGATCAAGTTCCTAGCGGGGACCCATTCATGTGCGAACTCTGCACCAGCTTCACCTTCCGCAACTTTCTCATCCAGTGTCTCAGTCAGTCGACTGCCCCCGATAGTGTTCTTGAAGATGTCAGTCTCGATGTACACAACCGGACAACCCAACCGCTTACCGATCGCTGCAACAGCTTCTTTCTCCTTAGATTCTGCGCGGCACTTGTAAAGGAAGTGCAGCAACGCAATGTTGTACCCTTGCTGTTGTGCCCACGCAGCTGCTACTGTAGAGTCAAGTCCACCACTGCATACGATCAACGCTTTGGGTTCACGATCGTGTTTCTTGAACGGTATCTCGGTTACCGCTACAGAGAGGTCTTCTGCTTCAAGCACTACGCCGGAATACGGTTTCACTTGCGTTGTCACGAACTCTCCGTAGAGAGTATCGCACAATGTGTCTGCGTGTAAGTAGTTCTCCAAGCTGGTGAACAGTACGTAATCGTACTCCTTATGTACCGCAAGGTACAACGGCTTGTAGTTGCACATCAGCACCAGCTTGTTCGGATAGTCTTTGTGTCCGATTGCCAATGCATACGAACCAATCAAGTGCTCTTCGAGGAAGGGTACAATCTCCTCCGGAAGGAATTCGTCTCCGAACTGCTTGTGCAGAATCATCGGAATAACATCGCTATCGATTCTGGTTCTGGGTTCCAGTCCGAAGTCGTGATACAATTGCTTGTCATTGGCAATCGTACCGTTGTGTGCAATGACCCAGCCTTCATACTCGAAAGGCTGAATGTCCTGCAAGGACTTCTCTTTGACGAACTCTGTAGTAGGTTCGGCTCTGTTGTTATTGATGGCCCATGAGAAGTCTGTGTTGATTTTGTTCGTGGTTAACCCTTCGCTTGCTCTTCCGAGTTCACGTAAGGACCACAACTCTGCATCCGCATTGCAAACAATGCCCCAGCTGTCTCTTCCACGATCGTCAGCTTTACCGATCAGGGAAACGAGATTCTGAAGCATTGAATTCTGTCGAGATGCATTCCACCTTGTAGGTGTTAGTGCCCCACTAATACTACACATTTGACAACCTCCTTATTTTGCTTTTGCCCAAGACATTACCTGGGCTATGTTTTGCTCGATTACCGAATGGTAATCAGTTTCGACAATGTCGAAGTAGCCTTTCGGCCGATGAGGATACTCTTCCTTTGTACCATCAGGTCCAAGTGAAATGTTGTACAGACCGTACACTAACGGTTTGCAACTGTCAATGCCGCTGGCCCATTTGAACTGTCCGATACGTTTGAGTTGAGTGAGGTCCTCTTCCATGCCAAGCATGTGATAGTACTTGTCACCGTCAACGTACCCATTATCTTCCATGAACTGTAGGAAGTCAGCACGAGTTCCAAGACCAGTCACTTCACCGATCTCTTCGTAGATGCCGAAGCCATCAATCCACGGATACTGCCACAGCGTAGTGTAGCATGAAAGTACTGAAGCACGATCCTTCCCTTGAGGTACTGCAAACAATTTGCAATCGTAACCTCTCAGCCATTCGTGTGCTTCTTCTGCACGACGTATTGTCGCATCCTTGTCGAAGCGTACATCTGGTAAGAAAACAGCTGTAGGATGTAAGTCTTCGATACAATGAATCAGCCGGGTAACCTCTACAGCCGCCTTCAGTTCGTAGGCACTGTTGTCGAGAATGACGAAGTCTCCTGCACGAACCCTTTTCTTGTAGAACTCCCGGTACGCAGCATCCTGCTCGTAGATGTGTGCGAGTACCAGATGATACTTGCTTTTGACAGCGTACTTCGGAAGAAGCTTAGTTGGAGTTATAAGAGCAACATTCAAATCTGACCTCTCCTTTCTATGTGGGCTAATTATATTATATGATGAGTTTTCCTGAAAATCAATGAAAACTTATGTGTCTTGCTTTTCCGCTTCCTTCTCGTACCTTGGCAGGTCGAGTACACTCGGAACGTGCTTCTCGTAGAACATGATTGCAAAAACGTTCCACACTACAGCCGCAAGGTGGTCTTCGTCTTTCCAACCCACATGAACTTGAAAAGATGTCGAGCTGCAGCATTTGCACATTCACGAACTGAAAGGCCCTTCTCCCAGTTTCGGGGTGCATACTTCTTCGCACCAAGTTCGTACCACACGGCTACCCTCTGGAGAGAGTCATATGGCATGAAGGACCACTCACCTTTCAGTGACTGGTCCTCACGCAATGCTCCAGTAGGGGCTTGGACTCTGGAACCGTTATCTTCCATGGCTTATCCCTTTCTGATGAGGGTCAGGAACTCGTGCCTTGCTTCCGGCTCATCCTTGAACACACCACGCACAGCAGAAGTGACTGTGTCTGCGCAGTAGTTCTTGATGCCCCTCATCTTCATGCACATGTGTTCTGCTTCGATAACCACCATCACTCCGAGAGGATTGAGCACCTCGTCGATAGTGTTGGCAACCTGAGTGGTCATACGTTCCTGTATTTGTAACCGTCTGGCATAGCAGTCAACCAATCTGGCCAACTTGCTTAACCCTACGATCTTGCCATTCGGAATGTATCCAATGTGGGCTCTGCCGAAGAAGGGTACCATGTGATGCTCGCAGTGACTGTAGAAGTCGATGTTCCGCACAATCACGAGTTCACCATGCTTCTCATCTTCGAACGTCTTACCCAGGATAGCCTTCGGATCCATTTCGTACCCACCGAAGATTTCGTCGTACATCCTTGCCACACGATCCGGTGTTTCAAGTAACCCTTCACGATCAGCATACTCTCCAGGAATGGAACCCAGCAGCAGTTTAACGCCTTCAATTCTTGCTTCGTTCATATCATTTTACCTCCATCAGCTTATGCAATTGTACTCCAACACGAAGTCCGGGATACTGCATTGTGTAGTCGAAAGCTTCCTTCCAACGTTTCTGCATATCTCCGCCCTCAGGTTGAAGCCAGATTCGGCCAGCGTATTTCTGCCACAAGGTATCAGGAATCATGCTGGGCCTGAAAGTACCATCTACAACGTACTTGAGTTCGCTGGGATGGCAGTCCGGATGCAACTTGTAGTCGACTTCCGGTTTGGGTGACACTACGATCCACTGAACCAGGCCTTCAATGTCTACGGTAGACCGTGTACCGTTAGTCTCGATGGCAATCGAGTGTGCGAAACCATTCGCATTTCTCAACGCCTGCAGTAACGGCACCAGATCGTGTATCAAGGGTTCGCCACCAGTAATGACGATGTCTCTGTTGCTTACGAGATGGCAGATATCAACGATCGACATATCCTTGAATTTGCTAAAGTCGGTATCACACCAAGGGCAATGCAAGTTGCAACCACCCATGCGGATAAAGGTAACCGGTCTTCCTAACCAACTACCCTCCCCCTGTATTGAGTCAAAGATTTCAACGATCGGATATCCCATATTGCACCTCCGCATAAGATGTCGGTGTTTCGTACAGCCGAACAGTCTCAACTCTCAGACCGTACTTCAAGCACCGATCGGTCAGCACTTCGAAGAAGTCCTGCGCCATATGTTCACACGTTGAACGCCTTTCCATCTTCGCAAGTCGCAATCCGTACTTGTCGCCAAGGGCAAGCAGTTCCTGTTCCAGCTCGGATTCGGCGTTCACGTTAAGTACCAATGCATGATCGAATTTGCTTGTAATCTCTTCAGTGACCAGCTTCTTGAGGATGGCGAAGTCAACTACCATCCCTTCGGAGCTGCCAGACTCCTGAAGATCTTCTGTAGCGGATACGGTTACAAACAGCTTGTACGTGTGCCCGTGTACGTTCTTGCACAAGCCATCGTATCCGGAAAGCAAGTGGGCACAATCAAACGAGAATTCCTTTGTTACTGTTGTCATTCGAGTTCCTCCTCTTCAAGTTCATTTTGCATGCGAATGGTTTCCCATTCACGCAGAATGCTAATAAATCCTGGGGTCTTACGATAACCCCGTTGACCAGTATCACGAATCATTCTCCATTTCGCAAGCTGCGAAATGAGCTCACCAGCACCATTACGGTCAAGGTTAAGTTGCTCTTCGAATGTTCGTGCCCACACATAATCCTGCCTTGAACACAGTTCTCCCAACTGCGGAGTAGCAGAAAGGAATGCAAGAACGTGTGGGCGGTTCTTGACTGCAGCTTGGGCATCCAAGTACTCGCCAGTCGAAAAACCTTTGTAGTTCAGTGACGGTTTACTGTAGATTTGCATCAGGTATTGATATGAGAACTCAACGTGCTGCTCTCCTACCAACACTTGTTGTCCGGTTGCATCCGTACTAAACAATCGTGCGGCAGCCGCTACAGCAAGCCTTGCCAGTTTGATTCTCTGGTTGGCTCCTTCGACGAGTGGTATCTGTGAACTGAACCTCTCACCCATGTCTGTAGCGTACTTTAGAATCAGTTGTACTGCTGAAGCCGAAAAGACAACGTCATCCGCTTTTCGAGACCACGCCCAAAGGATTAGCTGCTTGCACAGTTCAGAAGTGTACTTGTGCTCCGGCAGTTCATCCTGTCGGATAGTTCTGTTAATCTTGGACATCGGAACTTCATCTTTGCCCGCAGATACAACAAAGTCGAAACGTGAAATGTCCTCTGCCTTGCCAATGAGTTCTGCCACTGCTTGAATGCCATGGCTATACGATGAAAGTGAATTACCTGAGCGTGGGTTACTCAACCAAATGAGTCTCGTACGTGCGGTGGTACGCTCAGTTTGAATCTTTGTAATTTCTGCAACACCGCTTGAACGAATGCCGGACATTTTTGCAATGTCATCAACACTCAAGCCGGATGCTTCATCGATCACGAATAGGCGACCATCGTTCAACGGTAGCTTGCCCCATGTGAGGAACCACCGCTTGTCTCCGGTCTGTTGCAAACCACCAACGAGACCTGCGTAGGAAGTGTTCTCCGCTACAGACATCTCTCCAAGTTGGTAGTGCCTTAAAATGTGTTCGGTCGTCTCAGATTTACCTGTACGGGTATCACCTAAGCACAGGAATTCAACCCAACCCTTCTGGATTGGTATCCCTTGGAAGTTAAACCCAAGTACGCTGTGGTAGGTTAAGTCGATACCGGTTAGCAAATCACTACGACCAATGATATGAGTTACGTTTGCTTCCAGATCCGCATGTATCTCTGCGAATTTGCCAGGAACATCATCGGACTGGAAAATCTTCAGCTGTTCGTATATCTCCGGAGTGATCCGGAATGACCCAACAGTGTCCTGTAACGGTTCTGCTTTGTCAAGTACGAACGTAACGTGCTGTTGCCATGGATCTGGTGTCATGATACCTTGCATGCGATAGCTTCGGTTTGACTCTATCGTACGATCTGCAAAGTACGCCGTCTGTACCAGATACTCACTCGATTGTCCGTTCCAGGAATGGAACTCTGGTATCTCTGGGGCAATCAGAATCTCCTCGATATTAGTGCTTTGAACTTCTTCGAACGTGTATTGCTTGCAGTTGGTAGGAATATTTGCAAGGGATTTCAGAAATGATGTCTGAATCGTCTTCGACGCTTTAATCAGTTCCAGAGTGTTTGGACTGACCGGAAGGTCCAGTTCCAACTCTCCACCGGCGCGACAAATGCCACATGTACCACACATTCGTTCGTTCGAACCTACCAGAGAGCACTTGTAGACTCCTCTACGAGGGATGTTGTATGGTGCGGTGTCTTTGCCAATGACCTGAACGTCAAAGCACACTTGCTGGTGCTTGTATTTGCTTGTACGTGCTTCTACCAAAGAGACCTTCTGCACACCCTTCTCGATCTCTTCGCCTTCCTCGGGTTCGAACCAAGAAGCTTCATCAAGCAACTTTTGGAAGTCCTCTTTCGTGAACTGCCGCTTGGTGTAGAAGTCAGTAATGTCCTTATCTTCCTTGGTTCCTGCCAGAGGGAGTTTGATGATTGCTACGTGCTTCGCTACAGGAAAAAGAAAGCGAGCAATCTTACGACTGCCCTTATCCCCAGCAGTATCTGCATCGTAGCAGATGTATACCGTTTTGCCTCGAAACCTTTCAGTCCACGCTCTCGACCACGAACCGGAACCCGCGGTAGTTGTTAAAGCGGGAAACCCTTGACCGATCTGAATGAGGGTATCCCACTCACCTTCGTGCAGTATGATTGTTTCGCTTGCATTTAGAATGTCTACTGGAAAGAGCTTGTTTGACCCCCATCCAGAAACCGTATTCCCCTCGCTATCTTCCTCGGAGTACGAAATCATCTTGTCTCCGCCGATACCTGACGAATTGTATCTACGCACGTTAATGCATATTCCGTAAGCATTTCTGACAGGTATTGTGTAGCGGTTACCATCCCAACCAATTTTGTACGTTCGGATGATAGACATTGGAATCCCGCGCTGACCCGTTAAATAAGCTCTTTGAGGTAGCGAGGATAGCAGTTCTTGATGCCACTGTTCAACGAAGGCTTCATCGATTGGATGAACCCATGGCTTCCCGGCAAGACAATCTTCTACTGCCCTTTTCGCTCCTGCGAAATCCGCTTCATGCATCTCGGAGTACAACCCGTAGGCATCGCCACGCAAGTCAGAGCCGAAGTCATTAAACTGTCCGGTGTCCAAATTGATATGTAGCGATGGGTTTGGGTCATTCCGAAATGGGTTAGAAATACATACTTCTCCACTAGCGTCAGCACTCGGAAGTGGTCCGAAATAGGTTTCAAAGAAGGTGCGGTATTGTTCTCCAATCACAAATTACTTCACCTCCGTTTGACTTTATTCGCCTCCGCTAGAAGGGTTGGTCGATGCTCTATTCTTCATCATCGGAATCACCTCCGCCATCTCGCGGAGGCAACTTTCCGATGTCACGCAGATACTTGCATGTAGCCAAACGGATCAAGTTTCCCGCCTTACGACCCTCAGCGGCAGCTTGAGCATCCAAGGCCTTGCCCTGCTCTTTCGTAAACGAGACAGAACGCATATCAGTAAATTTCTGTTTCGGCACAGTGATTCTCCTTTCACGCATAAAATATTAACACTTCGCAATCCCACCAAAGCTCATTATTGAGGAAGTGTTCGCCCTCCCACCGACATGTACACAGTTATGTATAGTTTCGGTACACCCTTGGATTGTTACAGAAGTGTCGGACCTTCGTCGGCAGCAGAAGCATCGACAACATCGATAACACGATCACGCATTTCTCCGCTGTACTCTTCTTCGCTGATAACGACAGCAACTTCCTCACCGATAATGGATTCGGTATCGAGATCGAACTCGCCAGCGAGATCCTCTTTCTCATACCCGAACGCCTTGATGAGTGTGTCCTTGAGCTTCCACAGCGCGTTGGGAGAGAGCGAGGTCATGTAGAACACGTTCCTGCCGTCGTAATCGCCACCGACAATGACGAACGTCCAGTTCAGGTACGGTTTCTGAGCCTGCGACATTTTCTGCTCGATCTTCTTCACCCGCGCGAGGTAAGTACCCGGTTCGATTTTCTCGAACCCACTTGCGACTCCTGTAAAGTCTACGCGTACACCCATGATAGATTTCCTCCTTCTAAATTTGTATACTCGATAGGCAATCCAGCCGGATTGGTCCTATGAATATATTATATGATGAATTTCCCAGTAAATCAATGAATTTTTCTGTCCGAATACTTAAGCGGGTTATTGTTCCACTATCAACTACTTACAGGGTCCTCTTACCCAAGCCCGCCATGCTATTCGATGCCGTATGCGGCGTAGATCTTATCTAACATCGCAGTTACGAACTTGCTGTCCTTTGGAAATGGCATTCCTGCACCAAGGGCATCCGTACGATCCTTGGCAACGATTTTGCCATTGGGTTGGAAGTAAACGACACGCTGATCCTGCTTGGTAGTTGGATCCTTCTGAATATCGATGTAACCAACGATATCCGGGATACCAGGCACCTCATCGGATTGCTTGCCGGGCAATGAAATGCCGTACGAAATCTTGCCAGTGATCTCGTCCTTGACGGTCTGTGTCAGTGTCGTGAAGAATACGTGCATCGGAAGGTCTCTGAAGTACCGAACGAGCATGCCCATTTGGTTACCACTCTTACCCCAATGCTGAATCTCCGCTGACTTGATGTTGATGACGTTTCCCAAGAACGACTTTGCTACTCCTTCGGCACCGTATACGAACTCTGCAAGTCCGAGTTTCTGGATCTCCGTTAGGGAGTCAAGACTCACCGACTTGTACGGGTGATCTCCTTTGACGAGATACTCGTAAATGTCGTTCAGGTCCTTGATGCGAAGGATCCTACGGATTGTGTACGATCCTTTAGGCATCTTCGCATATCGGATTGGTGCCCCACCTTCAAAGTCACATACCAGTACCGGTGCGGTTCGAGGATCGAGACACGCACTTGCACAAGCGGTAGTCTTGCCTAAGCCACCGAAGGCGTGAAAGAGGACGTTCAGATACCGAAACTTCTCACTTGGGTCCTCTCCAAGCAAGCCACCAGGAACATCCGGTTGGCGTTCTACCTTTGCTACTCCTGCCATGTAATAACCTCCTACTCGTTAGTGTGTTCTCGATTGTAGACGCTCAAGTCATCTATCTTTCGAGGCCGGAACAACGCTTCGCGTAAATACTCGACATCGTCATTCCTATTGATCGCAAGGCACAGGTCCTTGTAATCGCACTTCCACTTACAGTCCCATGTGGGATTGGGATAGATGAACGGGGCATTCAACATGTCGATCGCTTCGAGCAATAGCAATCTTCCAGCCATTCCGATCTCGTGCTGATTACGACGAATCTTCACGCGTTCAAAAAAGCCTGTCTTCTTGTTCGCAAGCAGGTCAAGCATCTTGTCGTACTCAGCAGGATTGAATCCGTTATCGAGAATCGCCTGCAAGTATACATCGTACGTAGTATCGATTGACTTGTCCTGGCTAAGAGCTTTGCCACTTACGAGTATCTTTGGTACTGTCGGAATCTTCTTCCGTAAAACATTGTAATAGCACCCCTCAACAGGTTTGCCCAGGATCTGCTGGATGGCCCATAAGTACATCGTCATCTGATCGTCCAAGATAAGGATTTCCTCGTCCAGACGATCTTTGCTGGTCTTATGGTCGAGTACCCAAATACGGTCATCGAAATCTTCGACAATCATGTCAAGTCGACCGACAAGCCAAATTTCCCACATCTGACCGTTTGCATCCGTGAAGTGATAAGGATTGCCATTCTCGTCAGGAACGATAACTGCAAATTCCCTCTCGGTGTAGAGAATGTTCTTGAAGCCTAACTCCGATGTGGTATCCGCTACAGATGCCCACCTCTCGTAGCCCTCCAGCATTCCTTCTCCGAGCTTCGTTGACTCTTCGATTGCCTGCTTTTGCTCATCCCAGAGCACTTGCTGTTCCTTCTCCATCGCCTTGAGTTGTTCGGCTACCCACCTACGCCAATGCACAACGATTGCGGGTGCTTCCACATCGGGAATCTCATCCACGTTCCATGTGATTGACGTTCCGGAATAGAACATCTCGAGTGCGTGATGGATGCCAGTTCCGAACCATAAAGCCATGGCCGGACGTTTGGGTTCGATGGCCTGCCTGCTCAGTGAACTAAAGTCCCAACGTCTACGGCATTCCTTAAACTCCTGACGCTCTGTAGTAGAGAGCCGGAATACCTTAATGCCTTGAGCTTCGAGTTCCTGTTCGCGAGAGGCCATCATTTCCATGTGTTGCTGAAATACATCTCGCTCCATAATTTACCTCCTTCTTTGAGTGATGATTATATTATATGATACTTCCGGACAGACTTCAATGAAAAATAAAGAATTTCTCAGGAAAATTCAGTCCGACATGGTATCCTACAATCACTTGCCAGATTCTGCTTGCACGCGCTGCATCATCAGTTCGGCAGCTTTGCGTTGGTTCATTGCAGTAATCTTTTCCATCGACAGTACTTCGTCTCTGGTCTCAACACGTTCCTGAAGTACCGTCTCTTTGTCTTCCGAAGTAGTGTTGGTCACAATGATGTCGTAGTAGTTCTTCTTCCGGGTGCTGGTGAGCCTGTGTATGCGATCTTCAAACTGTTCGTTGTCCTTCGGAGTCCAACTTTTATCGCAACGGATGATATCATCGCACTCGTCGATGTTTAAGCCCTCGCCCAAGGTCCCAATGGTACCTACCAGTACACACTTTTCCTTGCACACTTTGAACGCTTCAACAACTTCGTCCCGCTTGACATCTTTCAGTGAAGCCTTGATACGGAAGGTCTTGTACTTTGCACTGATTTTAGCTTCCAGAGAATCAGCTGCCGGCACGAACCAAGTACCAACAATACATTTATCGGATCCTTCGAGCAAGTCCTCCAAGAGATCCAGGCATGTACGTTCAACGATAGAGTCATCGACACCACCGAGTATTGCTGGGTTAGCGATTGCTTGTTGTAATCTGAGTTGCTTCGCCGCTACAGCCGTGACCAATTCGAGATCGCCATTGGCCAATTCGATGACCATCTGCTTTTCGAGTCTCTTGTAGAACGACTTCTGCTTCCCTTCGAGCTCAACGTAGATTGGATGGAATATCTTCTCCGGCAACTCTGGTGCGACTTGCTTCTTCAGACGACGTAGCAGATACGGCTGTATCGTGTATTGCAACTGGGCCATACGCGCTTGGTTCACGCCCGCAATCTCTCGACCAAAGAAGGTATCCACCATGACGCAATAGTACTCAACGAATGCCCAATAGCTGGAGAACTTCAACGGATCGATCAAGTTAAGCAACTGCCAGATATCGTCAGGTCTGTCAAGTGGGTTGCCGGATAGGAGTTGAATGCTTGGTTTCTTCGTAATTTGCTTTGCACCTTCGGTCCACTGACTCTGTCGACCCTTCAAGCGATGAGCTTCATCGAAAATAATCATGTCCCAAGGAAACAGTAGCAATTCCGGATACCCTCCAACTGCTTTGTTCGGACGAATCATCTCGTAGTTGACGATCATGAATCGCGTTGGACTGTTGAAGTACTCCTGAATCGTCTGTGTACGCTTATCACGCTCACCACGAGTTACGTACGAACTGTCTCCCGGCCACTTCTTGATTTCACGCATCCACCCAAGCTTCAAATAGCCTGGGCATACAATAAGCACTTTCTTGGCCTTCGCCAACTCTGCTACAGCAATGGCATCCAGGGTCTTTCCAAGACCACGATCATCACCGTTTATGTACCTCTTAGCTTCGGTACCGTAGTTGGCCATTGTCCTCTGGTAGAATTTCATGTGGTCGGAATACTTAAGGGGCAATGCATCCAGTTCAGTCGTTTGCAGTTCCAGCATCCGATGTCGCCAAGCAATGACACCATCGAACCACTTCTGCACAGTTGGTGTCAATTCTAACCTATCACCGAACTCGTGCTGGAGTACCTGTACAGCAACTTCGTCAGGTGGATAACTCCACTTACCACCTTTCAGAGCACTTGCACCTATAGGTATTGCCGCTTTTCGCTTATCGACTGCGGTGCAAGTAAGTATCAGTCGACGAATAGGCATTCCTTGGGCATCAAGAATTACTTTTTCCATTCCTCTTTCTCCTTTCGCGTTCGAGAGCCAATTGACGTAATTTTTCTTTCGTCACTTCTGAATGTGTCCTCCCAGTTGCGGATTGTTTCATCTTTTCACGAGTACTTTCAAGCACTACTTCTCCAAGATGAGATTGTCTCTGCTTCTTTCGGGTTTCATTCGTAGCTGTACGTCCTCGTGAATGTTGTGCTGCGTGTGTTGCTCGAGTATGCAGTTCTAAATTATCAGGATCATTATTACGAGGATTTTCATCTCTGTGATGAATAATTTCCGTGGGTAAAAGCTTTCGACCAAGAATCTTTTCCATAACGTATCTATGCAATTCAATTTCTTGGCCCAATTTACTTACGTAAACGTATTTTCCATCGTAATGTATTGGCCAATGATCTGCTAGTTGAATGTTAAGTTCATCCAAATTTGCTTCTCCCAAGGTATCTCCTCCTTATCTAGGTATGCCAGTCCATGAGCGACGGCGTCGATAGCATGATGCATTTCTTGTAGCTTAAAACCTTTATCTTTAACCATGCATTTTGCGATCGGAATATACCCTGCACGAACTGCCGGATACTGCATCACCAGTTTGGACTCCGTCGCATGGGCCATTGCCTGTATCGCTCCACACATCTCGATAGTTACGATTTGCTCCTTCACAACGCTGTTGCCACGAGCGAACCCTTCGTATACGATTGTGTCGACAATATCGTTCCACGACTGCAACTTATCTACGACATCTCCAATAGAGTGCAGATGTCCAATCTCTGATAACAAGCCTTCCTTGAAGACGGCATATCCTACAGTCATGCCAGGATCGAATGCAATGATACTCATGGCTTCAACTCCCTTCGCGATTCTTGCTGTAAGGGTAGTCTACGCCTTGACAGTTCTGCTTCGAAATCTACAATACGACTTTCGGCTTGCTCAATGAACTCTGCAAGGGCTTCTCGACCTGCGAATGCTAAAGCAACATCTCCCGCAGTTGGATGTATCGGTGCAGCGATCTGTAATTGAGCTTCCAATATCTTTCGTTTCAGCATTTTAACGCAGTTGTAGATGTGAGTAGGATGCATATCTTCCAAACGCCACAAGTCACCACGTTCAGTTTGCCACAGTTCATACCTCGTAGGTTTTGACAGGTCAAGTTCGTTCGAAGGAAGCGACGTAAAGTCGACTCTTATCTTAGGCATTGTGGACCTCCTTCTGTAGCGGATACGGCTTCACTTCCGAAGCGGGATATCCTACCAGATACGAGAAGTCCATTTCGACAATGGCGACATCTCCATCGAACTCTTGGAACTGGCCTATGCCCCCCGGAGTAGTTACACTATCTCCTTTTTGCATTTCTCTTCTCCTTTCTGTCCAAGTAGGCATTTTCACTATCTTCGTCGTAGTAGCATTTCACTTCAGCAATACGAACGTAAGTAAGCTTCTTACCTGCCCAGCGAGTAAAGTAGGGTACTTCGATTCCGTCACATACAACAATGCCATTTACATACGTAAGGTGTCCTGCAACGTACCCTTTCAGAGACAGAACATCAAATTTCGTACTTGTGAACTTTCCAAGGTATGGTTGTACTGTTCGGAAGGTCTCCTTGTAGTACCAACTCGGAATCGAGCTGATATGGAATTTCCAGCGAAGGAAAGCCCGCCAAGCATATCGAAGAAGGATTGCGACTCCGACAAAGCCACCTATCAGAATTATCGCACGTGACATGCTATAACCTCCTTCGCTTGAGGACTCAACAGTCGAATTGGATCTTGTTCCAGTAAGCGATGGTATACAGCGATAACTTGGTTATCGGACATTCTCTTTATCCTATTCCACCACTTACCACCTTCAACGCCATACGCATTAAGTAAGGCATGTCGCATTTGTTGAACACTCATTGATTTCACCTCCAGTATTTGGCCTATGATTTATTATATGATGAATTCTTCAGAAAATCAATGAGTTTTTCAGTAAATATTTTCATATCCCGGAAATCCCCTTTATATTTATTGAAGCCCCAATAAGTATTCATATTATACCCGGGAAATCCCCGGAAATACCCCGGGTTTATATTAAGGGTGGGATATTTATATTCCCCAAAATTGGGCCTTCCGAATAGATTATCGCGTATCCGCTACAGAAGGTTCGTCGAACAGGAAAAGAGGCCCACTTTCGTGAGCCCCGTTCCTGGGTGGTGTTATTTGGATTTGTTGTACGCGTCCATTGCAGAGTTCTCTGCATCTTCGTCGTACTTTACGACCTCGGTGTCAATTTTGAGGTAGGTCAGAGTTTGTCCTACCCAGCGGGCTTTCCATGGGAATTCTTTGCCCTTGACTTTCAAGGCACCTTCAACATAAGTCAGTCCGCCATCTTCCCATGTGCGTTCCTTAGACATTACGCGATCGGGTTTGGTATCGGCATCCAAGTTGTAAAGAATGTCCCAGGTCTCATTGACTACGTTGAATGTCTCCGTCGGTGCGACAGTGACTTCTTCCTTAGGCACATTGAGATTGTCCTTGTCACACCCGACCAAGAAGGTCCCAAGTGCGAGTACAAGGATCAATGCAAATGCAATTCGTTTCATCGTTTCACCTCCTTTCAAGTTCATACACGAAACTACGGAATCCGTGTATGTAACAGATTCCGTAGTCCACGTATGTACTACCCTTGTGGGGTAGTTGCTGATTACTCGGCGGGAGTTGTTTCAGGGTCAGTAGGCTCAGCAGGTGCGGGCTTCAGCTCGACGAGCTTGTCATTGGCAACCTTGACCTTCCCAAGGTACAGAGCCATCTTGTTGGTGTACTTCTGCAGCGCAGCTTTCGCCACTTCGTTGGATTTGACAACATCCAGATCCGTCGGATTGGCTTCCTTTGAAGCTTCGGATGCTTCGTACTCACCTTTAGCTTTCTTGAAGCGATCCATGTTCTCCTTGAAGCACAGCGCGGCATTGCCTTTCGCTTTCTTGACGAAATCGTAATCGTCAGAGACTTCGATGTCCTCATGGCCCTCAACGATCACCACTTCTGCAAGTGCTTCCTCGAACTCCGCTTTGCTGTCGCAGCCAAGCAACTCCGTAAACGCTATTGCATTCACCTGCTCAGTAGCCGCAGCTGTTTCCTGTACTCCCGTTTCCTGTTCTTTCACTGCCATTTTAATTTCCTCCTCTGATAAAATATTGTATGAACGCTTCAGCGTAGATACCTTAACATCTTTGACCGTTCCGGTCATTGGACTTCTTAGAGTCACAGACTCTTCCGTCTGCTTCTCTATGTAGAATACCTCACCTGACGAATTTGCTCTCACAACCTGTTTCATTTTGAAACCTCCTCATTTTATAGTTTATGTAATAGTTCAGGTCCGTTCAGTTTCCGTCGACCCTCCTTTCCTGTTATTTTGACCTATGATTTATTATATGATACTTCCAAATAAAAATCAATGGTTTTTATAAAAATTTTTGAAAAATTTTTCATTTATTTTTGTGGTACCTGGGTCCCCGCTATAGAAGGTCTTCCTCCATAGGTCGAAGTTGGTCCAACAGAAAATATTCGAATTTTCATTATACCCGGGTATATTATAAATATATAAGGGATTAAAAATAAATAAATAAAATCAATATATTATTTATAATTCGGTATACCTAATCTCCCGCCCGCGTGTTCGATTTGAGAATATTTTCTGTGTAAGTGTCTTCCAGGAATCGAAAGGCCCTAAATTGGGCAACATAAAAATACCACCCGGATTTGAAACTCGGTGTAAATCGAGGTATACCGTTGGTACTTTATGGGGTCCTTAAGGGATTTCCGGGAAATGGGTAAAATAAAATGTGGTACCCAGTCTTTGACCAGATACCACATTTGATTCGACTTTGTTCAGTTTACAGTTTCGTGGTGTACGAAAGCGAGATCCAACCCGCACCACTCTTCAGCTTACCCCAACCGTTCGACTCTTCGACGATGGTGTAAACACCCTTGTCTTTGATCGAACCGTTAGTTCCGTAGTTCGTTCCCGGTCCCTTGCGAATGTTCAACTCTGTAGCGGTTACCCGAACTGTGTAGGGTTTGAAGGTAGGTGTAGCGGTTACGGTACTTTCGACCGCACTTGCATCGACCCATCCGTAAACACCTTTGCCATCCTGACTGATGCAGTGATACGGATGCTTGCCATTTGCGACAACTGTCACTTTGCACTTACTTGCTCCCTTGGTGGTTGCCGCAGTTGCAGCACTTGCAGAAGTGTAAACGTTTCCGCCTTTGAAGTTTACGATGTCTCCAACCTTGAAGGTAGTCGACGGTGTAGGTTGTGAAGGCGTTTCCGCTGCAGGTGCAAGGCGTTTGTTGACTTCGTCCGCAATGTAGCCGTGCTTGCCATAGAGATAGTCACCCGGGCAGGACTTGTTTGCGAACCAGCGATGGACAGTCATATTTTGTTTATCGACCTGTCCGATCAGACTCTTATCGCTTTTCCACAGCAGTCTCTTGATGCCGTTTCTCTTGCAGATGTCAGTACAGAGTTCAATGATGCCTGCAAGTGCTTTATCGGTCACCTTGTACGGTGCAGTTGTGTCACTTGCAACTTCGATCGTGACTGCTCTCTGGTCATTGGCATTGCTCGAAGAGCACCAGGATCGATTTCCTTCTTCGCAGTACATTCCAACATTGCCGTTATCGTCTATGCCATAGTTGCAACTTGCCTGTCTTGACGTAGGTGCGAAGATGTTTCCAAGGGTCTCGAGCGAGCAGTGACCGACTACGCAGTGGATTGTGATAGTGTCGATCGCATGAGTCCTCTTCCCGCTATGGTTCGGCGAGAGACGTGTGTACTTTACCAGTGGAGAGTTACTCATCGTCATCACCCTTTCCGTTCGACAACTCGTCACGAGTTTCCTCGCAAGCGTCGCAAATCTGATCGTCGTCTGCATCCTGGGTTATAGGTTGTCCACAGATGAGACAAAGTTTCTTTTCCATAGAGATCCTCCTTACTGTTTGATGCCCAGATTCGACAAGATTTCCTTCAACTTGTCGTATCCGAACATTGCTGCATACGCAACCATGAATCCAACTACGACGGCTGCGACTACGAGATACCAGGTAACCGCGATCGCACTGAACTGGCAGTACGCAAAGAATGCAACCAGTGTAAGTACGAGCGAAATGATTACCGCCAGCAGGGATGAGGGAATCTTATCCCATGTGGCCTTCTTCACCACCTCAGTGATGATGTTCACCAGTGCTACGAGAACACCGATGACTGTGAGCAACGATGTCACATTGATGAGTTCGGTCATTTTCGTTTACCTCCTTTAACCTGAAATGTTGTTTGTATTTGATCCGTCTCCGCTACTGGAAGGGTGTTCCGTAGTGTCGGTTGGATCCTCTGGAACGTACTCTTTGATTTTGTTCTTCACCAACCTCTCAAAGAGTCCGAGTCCCTTGATGCCTGCGTCCCGAAGGTTCTCGAGTATCGAAAGCACATCTCTCAGGAACATCAAGATAAAGACAACCTGCGTGAACCATATTGCGACTTCCGAAATGATGGAGAGTCTGTAGGCGAATCCGCAGATGATAAGCATTACTCCAAAAACAATTAACTTGTCAGCCGTACCCCGAAAGAATGAACTGCTCGAGATTTTTCCGTCCTTCACAGCTTTTTTGTATCCGCCGTTTTGACGTTTGAGTGCGTACAGTTTGGTAACCAAGTCCAGGACCATCATTCCAAGGACTGCAAGAGCACCATACATGTACTGCGACTCCGGGAAGAAGAATTTCCCAATGGCACCGGCAACAAGTGCAACCGCGGTGAAGAAGTCGTTGCCAAAGAGTTTGTGGAGATACTCTCCAATTCCGGATAGTTTCATGTAGTGTCCTCCTCGTACTTAGTTTTCGTAGGGCTCACCCACGATTTCAAGATAGTCCTCTGCGGTGATAATTCCGGCCACTACATAACCTTGCAGAACGACTTTGACAGCGTCTTGGATCAGTGCCGGTACTGTAGACCATACCCGACGCTTTGCAACAAGCAAATCAGCATAAATCTTAGCCATGTCGTATCTCCTTTCTACGAAAGTACCATTTCGTAAAGTTCGGCGATCGCTTCTTTATTGTCTAAGTCTTTAGACTCCAAAGATTCAACCTGCTGTTTTTGCAATTCCTGGTACTCGGAAATCGTGAGTTCGACCTCATCGTACTCCCAGCCATGGAATCCCGGATTCAGTTCCGTGTCCGGGTCGTCAATTCGAACGATGTTCGTACGCACGAGTACCTTCGTGTCGAACTGTTCAACTGACTTTACTTCGAGTTGCGTTCCTCTGACTCTCATTTACAATCACCTCTTCATAAAATTTTGTTATGGCTGGTTCGAGTGGTACGATGTACTTCTGCTGTAACCTGAAGCTATCGCAATGGACAAGCCAGCCACGATACGAGTTAAGAGAACACCATTGGTTGTGCGTCAGGCGTGGATAGACTTGCAAGTGCTTGTTGACCTGACGGACCTTGTACTTCATTCGCTTGAGAGTGCTCTTTCTCAGAAGAGTGAACCCTGGGAAGATTCGATATCCAAGAAAGTCAACACCTCTAGCGGCCACCGGAAACACTTGCCAGTTCTCTTTGATTGCAAGGTTTCTTGTTCGCATCAAGTACTCCTCGATTTCGTACTTCAGTTGATGCAAGTATTCTTTCGATTCGTGCAAGATGACTATGTCGTCCATGTACCTGAAGTAGTACTTAAGTCCCTTGACTTCTTTGATCCAGTGATCGAATGCACTCAAGTACAAGTTGCCGGACCACTGTGACATGTAGTTGCCAATTGGGATACCTTTATCGCCTGGGGTACTGTCAATGATTTCGTCGATCAACCAAAGCAACTTTGCATCTTTGAATATGCGACGAAACACTTGTTTTAGAATGGCGTGATCGATGTTTGGATAGTACTTCTTCAGGTCGAGCTTCAAGCAGTACTTCGTTCCAGTAGGGTCTTTATAAATAGCGGATTGAAGCTTGTGCAACGCCAAGTGAATTCCCTTACCAGGCAATGCCGAATACGTATCGGCTGTGAGCTGTTTCGTAAGGATTGGTTCAATGACTTGCAGCAACGCCCATTGACATATCCTGTCTGGAAAGTATGGCAACTTGTAAATCTGTCTTATCTTGTTGCCTTCTTGCTTGTCAAAGATTACGTACTCAGAAGTGTTGTACGTCTGGTTCATTAGAGATGCTTGCAACTGCCCGAGATACTTTTCCGGATTGCGATCTACCATACATACTTCTTCGTACCAACCTTTGCCTTTGCGGGCGTTCTTATGTGCAAGTTTCAGATTGTCAAGGTCGTATACTTTCTCATATAAATGTCCATATCGCTTCACTCCGTCGTCTCCTATTTGTGTATTTTCCGAACCTTCGACAATGCTACCAGTACGGATTTTTAGATTGTTGTGTTTTGCCAAGCGGCAGGGCAATAAGTTTTCAGCGAATACTTTAACACAAATAGTACCTGACAGCTGATATTCCGATTACGATTCGAAGGCGCAAAAGACACAGCCCGACAGACACCGCCGGCAGGCGCGCCACCAACCCAACAACCGCCCAGCCGCGAAAAGAAAACTTATTGCCCATAGTTTATTGTTGAACTTTATGCCGCGGGAACAAATAGCACCCGACAGCCGACAATCCGATAACGATGCGAAGGCGCAAAAGGCACAGCC